ACATTTAACTTCTTATCCTCTGACGAGATATCTGTATTTACAGATGGTACATTTACACCAAAAGATATTTACATATCATATATGAGATATCCAGTGTACATTAACAAGACAGGATATATCATGTTAGATGGCTTGCCTTCTTTTGATCAAGACTGTGAACTTGAGACTTACTTAGAAGATGAGTTGTTAGATCTTACAGTACAAAACTTGGCAATGTATACAGAAAACCAAAGTGCTGTTCAAAGCTCAATCTACAGAATACAAACAAACGAATAATTTTTCACAATTAAATATAAAGCAAAATGGCTGATTTTTCATTAACCACCCTCTTTGTAGTACCAGTAGGAAACACATTACCTAGCTCTGGATCTACACAGAATTTAACAGCTGGTCAAGTAGGTATTTTCCTAAATGACTATAGTGTTGCTACATCTAGTAACATCGCTGATGCCCCTTATTTCTATGTTGCTCAAGGTAGAACAAACACGTATTTACAAGGCTCTAAGCGTTCAGACAAAATTGCTGGATGTGTAACTGGTGCTGCTTGTAAGTCAAACGTAACTGAATGGTACAAGTCTAATGGTTGTGCAACTGCTGTAAATCAAGTTACTGATGTAACTGGTTTCACAGTTAAACCTGGTGAGATTGTAACATTAACTTTACGTGGTTTCTCTAGCTACTTAGAAACATTGTACTTCAATGGTTTCACTCGTTCTGTAACAGTTAATGCTCCATGTCTTGGATGTGGTGACGATCCTTGTACAGATGTAGATGTGCCTGCATTGATTGATGATCTTATCTATCATTTAGAGTTAGATGCTCCAGGTAACAATCCTGATAACATCACTTTAAATCAATTTTACCAATTCCAAAGACTTGGTAACAATGCAAATGCGTTCTTACGTATCACTGGTAAACCATTGACTAAATATGGCCAGCCTTGTGACGTTGCTGCATTCCCTTGGGAGTATGACAGATTCTACTTCAGAACTTTCATCTTCTCTGGTCCAGCTACAACTGCTGATTTCATTGTTGATGATCCTTGTAACAGAGTTGCTACTCCAGTGATTAGACAACGTTCTAACTATCCTGTTGGTACTTCTGCTGAAGTTCAACAATTAGAGAAGAACTTCTATAGCTACCAAGCTGGTTACTTAAAGCATTTATACAGAATGGGTGGTTACAACGAGAACTTTGAGTCTTGGGTAACTGATGGTCAAATCTATGATTTGTACTATATCAAATTCAATGAGTATAATAAATCTGAGTACCAATGGGGTGACTATATCTATGAAGATAGCACAGTGATTATTGCTGTTCCTAGCAATCAAACAACTGCTATCGAAGCTATATTAGAAGCTGCTTTAGGAACTGTTGCTGGAGATACATCTTGTATCACTACAACTAGTACTACAACTACTGTATGGCCTAGTACTTCAACAACAACTACTTTGATCCCTTAAGAACTAAGGTAAGATCATATTAACCTATGCCAGAGGGTGAGAGGATATCTCAAATCCTCTGGCATTTTTATTATATAAATCATGACATTAGATTTTTTAGTAATTAACACTTATGATACTAGCACATTAGCAATAGCTGATACGTCTGTGTATAATACAAATCCACCAAGTGTTAGTTCTCCAACTATGCAAATAACTGTGCCTGGTTATACTGTTCCTGTAGCTATTCCTTTCAATGTTCAACAAATAAATACTTATAACTCAATTATATTGGGTTTAACTGCTTTTCCTGCTATTTCTCCATTACCTGATGGTGTATATTTTTTAAAATATTCAGTGGCTCCAGCAAATACTAATTATGTAGAAAAAAACATAATGCGTACAAATGCTATTCAGGAAAAGTTTGATAGTGCTTTTATGAAACTTGATATGATGGAATGTGATTCAGCTATCAGAACCCAAGCTAAGGTGGTATTAAATAGTGTATATTATATGATTCAAGGATCTATAGCAGCAGCTAATAACTGTGCAATTGATACAGCTAACAGATTGTACAATCAAGCTAATAGACAACTTGACTATTTTATTGCTAACCAATGTGGTTGTACAGGAAACAACTATATAATTAATTTCTACTAATATGGCAAACTGTAGAGGATGTGGCATGAAAGTTGGATGTGGCTGTCAGTTGATTAATGGCCTATGTTCAGCTTGTCACAACAAAGCAAAAAATGCTCTAAAAAGATTAAAAGATGCTTACACCAAGATTGACAGATTGTGTAATAAATGGTAGTATCCCAGCAACTCTTACACAAATTGATGCAAGGTTGACATATTGGGCAAATATTGAATATAACAATATCTCCTTTTCTACCAATACTTACATCCCTGGGGATGTAATAGGAGATTTACTAAATTACAAACGTATATTAGAATATAGATCTTGTAATCCAGATTATGCTATGGTGTGTGGTCTTCCCACTACCTCTCAAGTTATAAGCAGGGTTAAAATTCTAATTAATAAATAAATTATAATATGTCTTGCGAAAGTTGCTACAATGGTTGTGTTGATATAGTATCTGATAAGTGTGTCAGATATACAGGAGTTACGTATGCCTCAGTGGGCATTGATGCTGGTGATTCTTTATACCAAGTAGAGATTGCTTTGATAGAAAAAGTCATTTCTTTCTTGAATGGATCTGGTATAAACATTAGTATAAACCCTACTTTTTTATGTAACTACATGCAGACATTTTTACCTGCAGGTAGTACTTTTACACTTCCTACAATAATTTCAGGAATTGTAAGAGCTATTTGTGATATTAACACTCGTGTTGTTAGTATTAATAATACACTAACTATATTAAATGCTGATTATACAATTGGCTGTCTTACAGGAGTTACAGCTTCTTCTGACACTCATGATATTGTTCAGGCTACTATAAATAAACTTTGTGCAGTTTCAACTGATCTTACTGCTCTTACTCTTAATGTAAATACAAACTATGTTAAGTTAGCAGATCTTGATGCTTTGATTGCTGCATATATTGCAGGTACATCAGGTGGTGGTTCTACCCAACAGTATTTAAAAATGGTTCCATTTGTAGCCTATGAATATTATGGACCATTAACAAACTTTGATGGATCAGGTATTGGCATCCCAGCAAATGGTTTCTTCAAAGTATATTTATGTAATGGTCTAAATGGCACCCCTGATAGAAGAGGACGTGCTGCTGTAGGAGCCATTCAAAATGTACCAGGTGCTCCATTAGATGCTGCAGTAAATCCTGCTAATGCTGGTAATCCAAACTATGCTTTGTATAACACAGCAGGAGCAAACACTGTAACTTTGATTACATCACAAATTCCTGTACATAGTCATAATGCTACTGTAGTGGCATCTGGATCAGTGCCAAACCACACTCACATAATAATGGGAGGATCAGGTCCTGGTAATAGTCCTGCTCCAAATGCATTACAAGTTATGGCAAATGAAAAAGGAGATGGTGGTAATGCAAGTTATAAATTTTCAATTGCTAGTTCTCAAGTACATAACTCTGGTATAAGTAGTGCAAGTGGAGCTGGTCCTGTAGCACTTAGTGTGGCTGTTTCAAACAGCGATACAGGTAGTGGAGGAGCTCATCCTAACATACAACCTGTAATAGCTGCATATTATATTATGTATATTCCTTAATCTATTTAAACTAACTATAAAATGTCTTGTTCTTCTTGCTATCCTAATCCTAATCCTTGTTACACTGCATATTATCAACCTGGTCAAAACTGTGGTTGTTGTGGTGGTGTAGTGGGTGATTGTGGATGTGTTGGTACTGCTGGCACTGCTGGCACTGGTGGCTGGGGCTGCTGGTGTGGTGCTACAGGCTGTGCAGATGCTCCTTATAATAGTAATAATACTGTCTATGTTGGACCTAATCTTCCTAACTCAGGTGTTAACACTTGTGACACTTTAACCACTGCATTAGAAAAAATTGACTATGTAGTAACAGGTGGTGGAGGTGGTGGAAAAAATGGAACATCAGGAACTAGTGGAACTCCTAGTACAAGTGGTTCTTCTGGAACCTCTGGTTCTTCTGGCTCTAGTGGTGTAACTGGTGCTCAAGGTGCTGCTGGTGTAAATGGTACAGCAGGTTCTTCTGGTACATCAGCTTTGTCTGGTTCTTCTGGATCTTCTGGAAGTTCAGGAACTGCTGGTAAAAATGGTTCTAGTGGTGTTGATGGTAGTTCTGGAATCAGTGGTAGTAGTGGTACAAGTGGAAATTCAGGATCAAGTGGTAATAGTGGTACAAGTGGTACTGATGGCTCTAGTGGAACAGCAGGAACAGCAGGAACAGCAGGAGCTGACGGAGCTAATGGAAGCAGTGGCACAAGTGGTCAAAATGCAACCAGTGGTACAGCAGGACTATCAGGTGATAAATATGCTACAACATCAGTTAGCTCATTTACACTAGGAAGTGGAGGTACAATTACTGTTGGTACAGGACTTTCTTATACCATAGCACAATCTGTATTAATTTCATTTAATGGATCAAACTATCAAACTTCTCCAGTTACATCTTATAACTCTGGAACAGGTGTTTTAGTTTTAGGTACACCAAGTGCTACTGTAGGTTCAGGAACTTATAGTTCTTGGACAGTTAACTTAGCAGGAGCTGCAGGTGGTAATGGTTCTAGTGGTACTTCTGGTTCTTCTGGAACAAATGGTACAGCTGGTACTAGTGGTACGTCTGGTACAGCTGGTACTTCTGGTACTAATGGAACAACTGGCACTTCTGGAACAACAGGTACAAGTGGAACAAATGGAACTTCTGGTTCTAGTGGTACTAGTGGTACCAATGGAACAACTGGTACAAATGGATCATCAGGGTCTAGTGGATCTTCAGGTTCATCTGGCTCTTCTGGATCATCAGGTAGCTCTGGATCTTCTGGGGTTAGTGGTACT